TTTGGCCCTTGTCTTTTGTACGCTTGAAGATCGTAAATATATTGCTCGAATATATCTTGTTGTGCTTGGTTGGCAAATAAATTAAACTCTTGGGGTGTTATATAACCACGCTGCTCTTTGTTTGCTAGAGCTTGAACGGTTTGATATACTGTATCTATATTTATTGCCATATTTTTTTATTTATTATAGGGGAAAAATCTATTTAAAGTTTCTTGTCTTTTGTTACAACCACAATCTTTACCCGTGGTTTTACTAACTTTATCTACCACCTTCTTTATTCCCAAAGCTTTAGTGATTTTACGTATTGTGTCACCAAAACCTATTGATTTCTTTTTTTTCATTTGATTAGATTTTAATAAATGGTCGCCCCGAAGGGCAACCATATTATCTTGTTATTCATTCAATCTTTTCTCTATATTAGAGTAGATATCCATACCTTCATCAGTTTTAAACCAATGTGCTAAAGCAGTGTATGGGTGTTCGTCAAATGGTATAACCATTAACTTTCTTCCATTACTACCCCACAAAAAGTTTCTTTGATCAGAAGATAACCTTAGTATACCAGCTTCAACAGCTCTAATACCAAAGTTTCTTAGCATCACATTCTCATCATCCGCTAACTCTAAGAAGAGTTTAGGGTTGTTACGAGCAAATACCAGTAAATCTCTTCTAAGTTCCTTAGAACTCAAATTAGATACCTCAGATCCCTTCTCTACACGCATGATAGCTTCTGCCATATCTATATCGATATTTTTAGCGGCTACTAAAGCATCAACCTGCATTTCTAAAATACTTATTTCATCCGCAGCTAACGCAGCTGGTTTATATTCGTAGTAAAGCTGATCTCTATGCGGGTGATATAAGCTTAATAACTTCTGTAAAGTTTGTTGGTTTCTTGGAACAAACAAATTACCAGATCTAAAGACTATGTGCTCTAATCTTTGATCACCTTTCATTTCGTCTACAAATGGAGTTTTTTGATTTTGACAATACTTAAGTTCTCTTTCGTATCCCTTCTCTTCGTCAAAATAATAAATATTTGCAGCTTTGATTGATCTAGATAAAGGTTTTTTATTACCTTTTAAATAGTAAACTCTATCTTTTATTTCCCACTCATTAGTTGGTACTTTTCTTTCTCTTGCTTTTGGTTCTTCAACTACAGGTTCTTCAAAAAATTCTGTAACTGTTTCTTCCATTTTTTCGGTTTGAGGTTCTACCTCAACCTTCTTTGTTTTCTTTGCCATAATATAATATATAATAAAATTAATAAAAATAAAGGGTCGAGGCCGAAGCCTCGATCCTTAATATAATAAATGCTTATTTCATTAACATGAAATTGTTAGCACCTTGTGTAACTAAACATCTTTCAGATAACATGTGGATTTGCATAGCATCTAAAGCAGATGTAGCAGCACCAACAGAACCAGTAACCCAAGTTTTTAGTTTTCTGTTATCAGTTTGAGAAGCTCTATAACGAACGTGTAAGAAAGGTCTCTTAAGATTCTTTCCTAATTGTTGGTCATAAACAGTTGAAGTTCCAGCAGGAACAATTACCCCTCTGATCGCAGCAGCAGAGTTAGCAGCGTTAATACCACCTCTTGTTGCTAAGTCATTTAAGTATCTAAAGTCAGATTTGTAGAAGTCATAAGAACCTCTTCTGAAACCAGAGAAACCTAAGTTTAATGCCATATCTTCAGAGTTATTGAATACTCCAAAAGAAGTACCTCCAGCTCCATAAGAATTCATAGAAGCTAACATGTCATCCATTGCTAACGAAGTAGTTCTGTTTACAAACATCATGTTTTCCTCAATAGCACCTTGCTTATCAAACTCAGCTAAGATAGCATCGAATTCAGCTAAATCAGTAGCAGCGTTAACACCCGTTACACCTGAAGTCATATTACCTCTTGCTTCGATAGCAGCGAATAAACCTTCAGTACCAACAGTGTTTGTACCATCAGCTCCATATAAGAAGTCTTCAATAACGTTACCAGCAGCATCAAGACGATCGATCTCACCTTCTAACATTGCCATTTCTAAGTAATCAGTAAATCTAGCTCTTGTATCAGCTTCAGCTTTTAAGTACCATAAGTAACCTGATCCACCTGCTTCAGAAGCAGTTTCAATCCATCCAATTCTAGCCGTATCAGAACCTGATACTTCGTAGTAATCTTTTAAGATGATTGGTTTGTTACTAAAAGTTTTAACCTGTGGCTCATTAGCACCTCTAGTATCAGAGTGTGTACCACCTTTTTGGTTATAACCAACACCTTTAGCATACTCAGAACCATAAACTAAAAGAGTAGTTGCATAATCAGCAGTGTTTCCAGAAGTTGGAATAGTTGTTGCGTCATAAGTTTTAACAGTAATGTTTAAACCAGAGATAGCTGTTACTAAGCCTTTAAAAGCTCCAGTAGGAGCAGCTACGATAACAGTGTCATTTAATCTAACACCGTGAGATGTCATTGTATTACCATCAATATCTTGTTGAATAGTGATAATATCATTAGTATCGATATCACACTTATAAGATAAATGTAAACGACCTTGCTCAGACCAAATAACTTGATCAGCTTGCATCGCTTCTTCAGCCCCTACTTGTGAAAGAAATCCTGAAATAGTTCTCGGTCCGAAAACTTCAGCTTCTTTTTCCATAAGATCTGGTAAATATTGTTGAGCCCAACCCATGTCTGTGTTGAAATCTAAGTAGTTTGTTACTAGTGTTTGTTGCACTGGTGCAGGTACACTATTTAACAAACTTCCGCTTGTAATTGCCATAATTTTTAAATTTTAATTATTTTTTGTTTTTAATTTTAAATTTGAAATCAGCAGTATTTTCACCTATTACTCTTGCTTTAAAACCTCCAGAATCAAAATTATTATTTAATTCTTGTCTTGGTTTCATATCTATGTTCTTAGATTCATTGATACTTGTTTTTAAAGCATCGGCTTTTCCTTGTTCATAAAAATGTTTTGCAACAGCGTCAGGATTCATTGCAGCGTATAGGGCTTTGTGATAACCTGCTTCATCGCTCATTTGACCATTATTATCAAGAAACTTTCCGATAAAATTGTTAATGTCGCTCTGAGTATCTTTCACCTTATTCACATCGTTAATGTTAAACCTAAACTTCTTCTCACCGGTCTCAAATTCAAAACCTTTGAATTGATCTCCAAAAAACTTGTTAGTTTTGTTTAGAAAATTAGCTTTAGCTTTTTCTTCGTAACTTCGTGTCTGCTCTGCCTCTTTCGAGTGTTTGTTGAAGTAATCAATAGCATTCTGCTGCTCTGTAGTGAGCTTGCTTCCGGCTTTGATGTCTTCGTAGTATTTAGACTTCTCACTGTCCAAGTGTTGCCTTGCCTGAGCAACATGCTCTTTTAAGGCTAGTTTTTTTCTTTTTATCTCTTTGTCGTCGTCTACATCTTCGTCGTAAGAGAATTGATCTTCCAAAAGGAAGTTAATTTCTTCTGCATTTAAATGAGGTTTAGTTCGCTTGTAGTGCTCGTACAGTACGTCTTGATTGTCCATCTCACTGTAATCTCTATTAAGCTTAACATAGTCGTTTAAATCACCGCCAGTTTCATCCATAAAGTTAACTAACTTCTGTATGTTCTCTGGTAAAGGTTTGCCAGTTTCCATAGACTCTTTTATAGCTTCAGCAGCTTCAACGGCTACTTCTTCAACTTGCTCTACAGTTTCGTTAGTGATTTCCTCTACTACCGGTGTATCTTGTTTTTCCACCTCTTGCGCCTCAGGTGTAACCTCTTCAACTGGTTTTTCTTCTGGTGGATTGTTTAAGTCAACCTTGGTTACTGTTTGCTCAACAACCTCAGGTTTCATGTTCATTTTTTCCTTAACCTTAGTAACATCACCCTTTGTCTCGTTACCGTCTGGTTGTTTTTCTACTTTTTCTTTTACTTTCAATGAGCCAGTTTCGTTATCCACGATTGGCTCTTCTTTTTTCTTTTTTGCCATAATATAATATAATAATAGTTAATAATTCTACAAGCTAAACCCACCTAAAGTATTATCACCTGAAGACTCAAAGTTTTTAGCCGGTTTTGAGTTCTCCTTTTGATCTATAAGTTCACTTTGTTGTGTTGCCTGCATTTTTGTTCTACTGTCCTTCCTATTCTCAGTTAATATCTGAGTTTCTGTTTTTGTTTTTGCTTCTAATTGTTTTAACTGCATCGCATATTGAAACTCTAGTTGCATTAGTTTTTCTTTGATAACGGATTCTTGCTGTAATATTTGAGCCTTACCATCTATCTTTAATTGTTCTAATTGTTTTTGAGTTTTTAAAGAAGATTCGTTTTTCTTAATCTCGGCTTCAGACGCAGCAGCCGCTGCCTCCGCTTGTGCTTTACCTTGAGCAGCTGTTTGTTCTAGTTGTTTTTGCTGATCTTCTTCTCCTTTCTTTTTCCTTCTCAACTTCAGTAATTGATTAGCTAGTTTAACGTTTTTAATAGCTCTTAAATCAATAGCATCTTCTAGTTCAATACTGCCTTGACTCAAAGCTCCACCAATATTGTTTTCTAACATCGCTTTCTCTTCTTCATCAGGTTCTAACTCTAAAAATATACCAAAGTCATACAAATGTAAACTAGACATTTCCTGCAACGTAGCCACATTGTGAGCACCTATAGATTCTATAAAAGCATTTTTAGTTGGAGAGTATTCTATAATATCTGATATTCTAAGTGACAATTGCTCTGCCACCTCAGCTGTTAAAAACATACCACTGTTTAGTATATGTCTCGTTGCTGTGTTTGAGTTCGCGGCAGCCATCTTTTGAACGCCTACTAAAGATCTTTCTGCTGGAGTTGAACCATCACTAGCTTCGTTAAGTCCGGTTACATCTCTTATCATTTGAAGATAATAGTTATATGTTTGTATTAGACTTTGCATTTTTTGACCACCCCCGCCGCTTTGTATTTCTTGAATAGGTATTTTACCTGGGTTTTGATCACCCTCAGACGTGAAGCTTCTACCAACAATACTACCTGTTTGGAAGAACATATTTAAAGCTTCTTGTGGGTTATAGTTAGTTCCATTACCCAAATCAACCTCAGCCAAACCATCAACATCTAAAAATATACCATCAGGCGTCATCCTCGCTAATACTTGTTGTATTTTCAAGTGTGTCAGTTGAATCATATCAGCAAAACCAGTTATACGGTTTACTAAAGAATCAATCCTACCCTCATACATTCGAGGAGCTACGATAGCATAATTCATTTTAACCTTAGTATAATCGCTTTTTGGCCTCATCATGTTACTAGCCTTCCCCCATTGAAGAAGTTTGTCTGCACCTAACACATACGCTCCTTCGTATAAACATTCTAGGTTTCTTGATACTTTTTCGTATCTATCATTTTCAGGTAACTTATCGTCTTTAGCTATAGCTTTATCCCCACCACTACCTGTTTTTTTAATCTTATAAACCTCATTCATATAGGTTTTATAGTTAAAATAAAGTACTTCTACTTGATTTTTATCACTATCAACACCACCATTCCTGCTGTAATGGTTGCCACCTCTTTTGGATACTATATCTTCTAAGTCTGTTTGTGTTAGGAATGGAAACTGTTTTACCAGTTCGTTTACCGGTATGGTTTTAACCTCCCCAACATAATAAATGTCATCAAAAAATGGCGAATCCGTGTGAGAGTATATTAAGTTTGCAGGATCAACATAATCTATAACAACTCCTTCTGAGGTGTTAAATGACGTCTTAACAGCACCTATACCACAAACCACTAGATCTTGGTAAAATCTTCGTTTAATTAAATCATATTGATTACCACGAAGCAACATGTTTATAGCTTGTTCCTCGGCTATCTCAATAGCTTGTTTATAATCAAGCTGCATGTGTAGTGAAAGTTCTTCCTCTGTCGCTGGTAAAGCTTCTTTTTTACTCTCTTTAGTGTTTATGAAAAAGTTGTCTTTTACAAACTTATCAAACTCAGCCATCGACATGTCATCTTGTATCGCTTGCATGTACTCTGTTCTTTTAACAACTCCAAATGGATCTTGTGAATAGGCTTTTACATCATACAGTCTTTCCGCGATACCATTAACAACTATATCCACAAACTTGGAAATAATTGGAACAGGGGTCCAATCTAAATTAAGATAGGACAAATCACCGTTTATAGATAACTCATCCTTATATTTTTGAACGTTTTGCTCTCCCCTAGCATACAAACGCAAGTTGTGTATTTTTGAACCGCTATGCTCATACCTACTATCACCACTGTGTGTTTTCCCATACCACTCGTGTTGAATAGCTTTCGCCACTTTCAAACCGTAGTCATAACTCATTTTCTCTAAATCACTAACAACTTGACTTGGGAAATTTATATTTAAAACTGATTCAGCCATCTTTAATTTTTAATTATTTTACTCGTCATACTACTTTGGTCATATTTTGCGAAGTTAATATCCACGGGTTGTCTTTCAATTTTTGCGTTAGGAGTGTACAAATGCTTGTTGTTCGCCATGATAGCTAAACCAGAACTTATTGTTGCATCAAACTTTGTTCTTTTGTTTATATCAAACCTACTCCAATCATTTAACAACTCGTTAAAGTACAGATCTCCATGGGAACCATCTTGCTGTATACCAACGTGATCTTGTATATACATCTCAATCGCAGCCGCGTGAGCTTGTTTAATGTCTTCACTTGAATTTGGTATACCACCTACTTCTTTTTCCGCAACAGATAGTTTGTTCCAGACTTTATCAGGTCTATTCATACTAAAACCCCTATAACCTCTACGTCTTAAATAATACAAGAGTCGAGGTTTGTTATTTTCTGCTAAGATTGGCATGCCATAAAACACTATAGCCATCAACATGTCTTCAAAAAATATCTCAGCCGTTGGTGGTCTTGATAAGTATTCTAAAAAGAAACTGTTTGCCGGAGCGTCTTCCATGCTAAACTTGGTTAAACCATGTAAAGCTCCTTTCGACCCTTTACCATCTACTGTTCCTGATATGTCGTAACTATCACAACCAAAAGCCCCCATGTGTTCGTTGCCAGGATATTTCACGCCATTCTTTAATATAACGTTGTTTTGCATATGTTGAGGTGGAACCCAACTAACCTTAAACCTTCCTTTTGGATCTGGGTAGAATATAACTTGCGTATCCTTTATTCCGCTTGCCCATTGAAAATTACCCGTTGTGACTCCTAGAGTCCTAGACATCTCTTCGTTGTAATCTATCTGTTCGTATATTTTTACTAGATTAAATATACTTCCCTTTGTCTCATCTCTAAAAGCATGCTCTGTAGTTCTAGGAAACTGACGGTAAAACTCATTTAAAGCGTCATGATCTCCTTTCAAACCATCAACTTCATTTTGCCAACTATCTATTACACCTAAATCTATTAGTTCACCGTCTGGTGCGAATCTGTCGATATCAGGAGTAGTAAAGACTGGAACTCCATGCTCATCAATAAATCCCTCGTAGTTCCATTCCATTGGGATAAAAAGAGAGTATAAGCCAGACTTTGTCTGACCATTTCTATTTCGTTTTGTGACATCCGAGGCATTGTATAGTTTTTTAAAGTTTTCTCCACCCTTATCTAAAGCATTTGAAGTTGAGCCCATCATACATTTACCAATGATTCTACTACCTAATCGTAAACATGTTTTTGTAACCCTCCAGTTATTTAAAATATTATCGGGTCTCTCCCATTTACCACTTTCATCATGCACTAACAACGCTAGTTTTTCACCATCATAACTATTGTCTCCAGTGTTTTTCCAGTCAATCGTCGTGTCCAAACCTTCGATGTCTTCCATGCCATCTGTAGCTGACATCTTTTTCCTTGTAAACTTACTAGCAGGTACACGATAAGCAAGCTCGGACTTAGGGCGATCCATACCATCTTGTATAGGTTTAAAAAAGAATGGATA